CATAAACGCAGAAACGTTATTGAATTTCCGCACCAAACCGCCAATGAAAATGTTCGAAGGCGGTGATATAAAAATTTACGCCGAGCCACAACCAAAACACGAATATATTATGACTGTGGATGTAGCGAAAGGAAGAGGTCAGGACTACTCGACGTTCAACGTCATTGATATTACCGAGCGACCATTTAAACAAGTCGCGGTGTATCGGAATAACACTATCTCTCCAATACTCTTCCCAGATATTATATATAAATTTGCAAAAGTCTACAACGAATGTTACGTTGTAATCGAGTCAAACGATCAGGGATCTGTAGTATGCAACGGTCTCTATCACGACTTGGAGTATGAAAATGTTCACGTGGAATCTGCTGTAAAAGCTAACTCCATTGGCGTGGAAATGACACGCAAAGTTAAACGACTTGGTTGTTCTGGAATAAAAGACCTTCTCGAAGAAAATAAACTGGAGATAGTCGACGAAGACACTATCCTTGAAATTTCTACATTCGTAGCAAAGGGTCAATCATACGAAGCGAGCGACGGTAACCACGACGATCTAATGATGAACTTGGTGATGTTTGGTTACTTTGTTTCCACTCAGATGTTTTCTGATATGACGGATATCAATCTCAAACAAATGATGTTCGAAAACCAAATGAGACAAATAGAAGAAGATGTGGTTCCCTTTGGATTTATTGACGATGCGAGTGAAATAATTGAACAAATGGAAAATCGAGAGCAATACAAATCGGAAGACTGGCAGATCTGGAATACGGACAATTTTTTCTAAATTACGTTCTATATAAATAAATGTATTGAACTTCCGTATTATGATTTCATATTAATGTTAACAAAAAAAGGGATACGACTATGGCATTTACACCGTCTGAATCTCCTAACATCAGCATCAGGGAAATTGATCTGTCAGGCGTTGTGCCTGCAGTAACGACTTCTACTGGCGCTATGGTCGGAGCATTCAATTGGGGACCAGTTGAACAACCTGTGCGCGTAGGTAACGAAGCAGAGTTGGTATCGATCTTTGGATCTCCTTCACTAGACGCTGGAGCAAACGCACAAGATTTCTTGTCGGCTGCGGCATTCTTAAAATACTCATCAAGTGGTTACATAACTCGCGTTGTAGGTGACTCTGCAACTAACGCTGGCAACGGATTGACAGACAGCGCGGCACTAGTAAAAAACCGAAACGACTGGGATACAAAAAAATCAGGTCTTGCAACAGATGGTCACACTTTCTTAGCAAAATATCCAGGTGCTGTAGGAAACAGTTTAAAAATCGAAGTGTGCCCTCACGGTTGGGACTCAGCAGTTCTTACAGGAATTATTGAAGGTGACTCTGTTTCTGCGAGCGCTCTATTGGCTGGAATCAATCCGTTTGCGTCTTGGGATTACTCTTCATACTTCGATGGACGTCCAGGAACTTCTAGTTACGTTGCTGAACTAAGTGGTTCAACTTCTGCACAAGACGAAGTACACGTTGCAATCATTGACGAAGACGGTGTTCTCACTGGAACGAAAGGAACTGTTCTTGAAACATTCCCGTACGTCTCACTTGCTTCTGATGCTAAGAAAGCGGATGGAACATCTAATTTTATTCTTGATGTTTTGAACGATCGTTCTTCTTATGTTTGGGCGGCCGCTTTAGATTCTGATATTCAAGCACGAATCACAACAGCTTCTTCTTTCACAGCGTTTGTTCCGGACGTTATCTTCCCCGATTCAGACGTAGTCAGTTTAACTTCTGTAGGTGCTGCACAAACTTCGCTGAACAGCACATCACTGGTTGACGGTGGAGATGTTGCTCTTGACGTGGGTGACTATCAATTAGGTTTCGATCAGTACGAAGACGAAGACACGATTACTGTCGACTTCTTGATTGCTCCTGGATTGACAAGCACAAACGATGATCACAAAACGATTGTTAACTACCTCACAGGTATCGCCGCTTCACGTAAAGACTGCGTTGTTGTTGCATCTCCAGAAAAAGATAAAGTGGTTGGTGTTAATAATGTTACTCAGATCGTTTTGGATACAGTCGCTTGGGCTGACTCATTAAGTGCTTCTTCCTACTTGATTGTAGACAACAACTACGTTAAGATCTACGATAAGTATAACGATGAGTATGTGTTTATTCCTGCCGCTCCGATGACTGCTGGTGTTATGGCCGCAACTGATGACGTTGCCGCTCCTTGGTTCTCACCTGCGGGTTCTCGTCGTGGTCAATACTTCGGTGTTACTTCTCTTGCTTACAACGCAACTAAAGCACAACGCGATACGTTGTACAAAGCAAGTGTTAACCCGATTGTAAATCTACCAGGACAGGGTATTTTACTATACGGTGATAAGACACACTTGGGTCGTCCCTCTGCGTTTGATCGCATTAACGTTCGTCGTCTGTTCTTAGGCATCGAGCGAGCAATCAAAGCGGCGGCACAGAACGTAATGTTCGAATTCAATGATGAATTCACACGTGCCGAATTTGTTAACATAGTCGAGCCTTTCTTACGAGAGATTAAAGGTCGACGAGGTATCACGGACTTCCGTGTTGTTTGTGACGAAACGAACAATACTCCGTCTGTGATTGACGCAAACAGATTTGTCGCTTCGGTCTTCGTCAAACCTGCACGTTCTATCAACTACGTTACTCTGAACTTCGTAGCGGTTAGAACTGGTGTAGACTTTGAAGAAGTCGTTGGGATAGTATAAGCGCACAAGGAGATAAAAAATGGCGATTTTAGGAGTCGATGACTTTAAATCAAAACTGCGAGGTGGTGGTGCGCGTCCGAATCTGTTCAAAGCGACTATCAACTTTCCTGCTTATGCTGGTGGTGATGTAGAACTTACGTCATTCATGTGTAAAGCGGCTCAGTTACCACAATCAGTAACCAACTCATTTCCGGTCGCATTTCGCGGCCGTGAATTGAAAGTTGCGGGTGACCGCACGTTCGAAGATTGGACAGTAACGATTATCAATGATACTGACTTTGCAATTCGTGATTCGTTTGAGCGTTGGATGAACGGTATGAATGCTCACAGCGCAAACACGGGTCTTGTCAATCCTGTTGATTATCAATCAGACTTGATTGTTGATCAGTTGGATCGTGATGAGTCAGTGATCAAACGTTACAACTTCCGTGGTGCGTTTCCTATCACTGTTGGAGAGATTGGATTAGATTATGATACTCGCGATACCATCGAAACATTCGATGTAACATTCTCTTATCAGTATTGGGAATCAAACACTACGTCTTAATAACGTGATAAATAACAGGGAGTCGAGAGACTCCCTTGTTAAATTATTGTAGGAATTTTTATGGCAGATAACGATGGCGTATTAAAACTCTTTGGTTTTGAAATAAAAAGATCGAAAAGTGCATCTTCTAAAAAAGAAAAACTAGAGTCACCTGTTCCGCCCACAGATTATGATGGTGCTGGATATGTCACTGCGAGCGCAGGACATTTCGGTCAATACATTAACATGGATGGGGATCAGTCTAAGGACAACCACCAGTTAATATTGCGTTATCGTGGCGTTGCTATGCACCCTGAAGTGGACATGGCAATCGAAGAAATTGTCAACGAATCTATTTCAGCCTCAGAATTAAAATCGTCAGTAACTCTTTCGCTGGACGACATTGAAGCATCCGACAAAATTAAAAAACAAATCGGGGAAGAATTCGATACCGTTATTACTATGCTCAAGTTCAACGAGATTGGACACGACATGTTTCGGTCGTGGTATGTTGACGGTCGAATTTATCACCACTTACTCGTTAACGAATCAAATCTCAAAGCAGGTATTCAAGAAATCCGGCACATTGATTCTTCTCGCATTCGAAAAGTAAAACAAGTAAAATATAAGAAAGACGGTGTTACAGGCGCGAAGCTCGTTGATCAAGTAGACGAATATTACATCTTTGAAGAGAAACCTGGGACTCAGTCAACAGGTATTAAGATTTCAAAGGATGCGATCTCGTATGTAACTTCTGGTTTGCTCGATGAAAGCAAAAAGAAAGTTGTATCGCACCTACACAAAGCATTAAAACCCATCAACCAATTGCGTATGATGGAAGACTCACTGGTTATCTATCGCCTTGCACGTGCGCCCGAACGTCGAATCTTTTATATCGATGTGGGTAACTTGCCACGTGGTAAGGCTGATCAGTATATGAAAGACATTATGACCAAGTATCGCAATAAACTGGTTTATGATGCAAATACAGGTCAGCTGAAAGATGATCGCAAGCATATGTCGATGCTCGAAGATTTCTGGCTACCGAGACGAGAAGGTGGACGTGGTACAGAAATTTCCACTCTACCAGGTGGTGAGAATCTTGGACAGATAGATGATATCATTTATTTCCAGAAACGTTTGTATCGTTCTTTGAACGTTCCTGTTAATCGTCTAGAACAGGAAGCGCAGTTTTCATTGGGTCGTTCCACTGAAATATCTAGAGACGAAGTAAAGTTTCAAAAGTTTGTAGACCGACTGCGTCGACGTTTTTCGTGGGTATTCTTGGGTATTCTTCGAAAGCAATTAATACTCAAGGGTATAATTACAGAACAAGATTGGGAAGAGTGGAAAGATAACATATACGTCGATTACATCGTCGATAACCACTTCACCGAACTAAAAGATATGGAAGTGTTGAGAGAACGTCTTGGTACGCTCGATCAAGTATCACAGTACGTAGGCGAATACTTCTCCAAAGAATGGGTTATGCGTAACGTCCTTCGTTTATCTGATGATGATATGGAAGCGATGAAGAAAGAAATTGACGGGGAAGAACCTGATCAAATGGATGACGAAGAGGAACAACCCAAAAACAATCAACAGCAGAATCAGACGAACACGACTAATAAAACAGAATCGTACGCCTCGTACGACGAGATAGATTCGTTCGATTTAACAACATCAGAGGACAAAACGACGTTTTACCCGCAGGTATACATACCTTCTCAAGAAGATGAATTAGTTGAGTCGATGACACGGTTTATGAATAAATTGATCGACGAAGAATGATATGTCCAAAATCAAACCCTCGATCACTACTGCCTTTTCGATTGCCTATACGAAGGATCAATTACAAAAGCAGGAGGAACGCCTTAAAAGACAGATAGAGGAAATCTCTATCCCGCGTGGACCTCAAGGTGCTCGTGGCGAAATTGGTCCGATAGGACCACAAGGTCCAAAGGGTGATAAAGGACCGAAAGGCGATAAGGGTGTAAAAGGCGATATCGGTCCAATTGGACCAATCGGCCTGCAGGGTCCGAAAGGGGATCCTGGACCTGCCGGTGGACCCCAAGGTCCTCAAGGTGAAAGAGGTGAAGTAGGTCCTCGCGGACTTATGGGTCCCAGAGGGGACGTTGGACCTCAAGGACCCAAAGGCGACATTGGTCCGATAGGTCCTCGGGGAGAGCGAGGCGAAATTGGCCCACAGGGTCTTCAGGGCTTGCAAGGCCCTCAGGGTCTACCAGGTTTACAGGGACCTAAAGGCGACACTGGCCCACAAGGTTTACAGGGACCTAAAGGTGATATCGGTCCTATGGGACCACAGGGACTTCAGGGTCTGCAGGGACCCGCTGGTCCAAAGGGCGATAAGGGCGATACACCTGAAATCGAACCTTTACTAAATAAGATCATAACAGATCTAGATAAGAAGTTAGAACAGAAATACCTTGATCTGACTAGGTCTGTTGAAGGCAGATTAACCACTATATCAAATAACATCTCCGGTACATCCGGTGGTGGTTCTTTCAAATTACTTGACAACGCAGACGTTGAATACGCGAAGCTCAATACGCTTTCCAACGACACAATTCTAATATACGA